ACTTCCCCATCGATGCCTGTTTCGCCAGTCGCAATTAACCTGTCACCGTTTGTACCCGAGTAGGTCAAGATTCCCATCTGCGTTGACCCGTCCACAATCGTCGAGTCTGGCAAGTTACCCGTGTGCATGGGCAAGAAGCCTGTTGGCGGCGTGTATGCGAATGGGCGTTGACCGAAGTTGGCAGCCCAACTTGAGTTGTAACCAAAATAAGGAATCCATGTTCTGGCTGTAGAAACGGCTGTATCAATAGCCCCAGTTCCAGCGGCTGGATTCCCAGAATTCATCCAAGTTCCATTTTTGCCAAACCATATTTTTCCATTTTGATATGCAATCATCACAACATCATTTACAGCATAAGAAGTATATGTACCAGCAGAGCTTCCAGCAGTTCCGCTTGCTGTATTGTAATAAGCACCAGTGCGAGACAAAATTGCTTTATCAACAAAAGCGTAAGAAGCGCCGGGTGCGGATGTTGTTGTGGTTGAGTCAATAATTCCTATGTAAGTGCGAGCCGCATCCAAAGTTGTGCAAACGCCTTCCCAATACCAACTTGTTGTATCCCCTGCGGCAATTCCGAAAGTTCCCCAAACGTGTGTTGGAATACCCGCTCTTGCGGCAGATAAATTTCCATTTGACATGGTTGGGTAATTACCGCCAATAAGATTACTCAATGGATTCAACACCGCATAATTCCCACCGTCCGCATAAGGCGTGGGTGTGTCTGTCATGCTGTCGTAAGTAGCCCCGCTGGTCAGGCTAATGTTGTTAGGTGTCCAGTCGTTACCGTTGCCTGATGAGTCAGCCACCAGCGTTGTCGTGTTGGTGTTGTCGCTAAAGGGCAAATAGAAGCCGTTTGTGCCGTATGTGCCTTCGTAGGCGACAGGTTGCCACACGCCCGTGTCTGCGTTGTATTCACCAAAGGATGATGGGTCTAGTTGTTGACCGTCAATGGAGTTAAATTCAGAGATATAAACATCTGCATATCCAGAACTGTTAGATTGACCTATGTAGTTTGTTTGACCATTTACGTTCCACCTAACCGCTGTGGCGTTCTGAGTAATTGTTGGGTTTGATGTCCACGAAGTTATCTCCACGCCGTTGACGTAAACACGGAGCCTATTTGATGCTGTGGCTTGCGTTGTGTCAAACGCCATTACCAAGTGATACCAAGCAGAAGGGTCACGAAATACTTGGGATGTTACCCAATACGGCGTACCGCTTGGGTTGGAAATCCTAAAAGTATCATCAGCTTGAAAGTTTGCAAACTCATAGTTAGTTGGCGTTCCCCACAAACATTGAAAAACGCCTAATTTTCCACGCTTAACCCAGAACGAAATTGTGTATGTTCTTCCGCTTGTAGCCGTGCTAGTTTGTGTCCTATTTAAATAAGCAGACGCACTTGAGCGAAAGCGCAGAGAGTTCTCAATGGTGTAGCCAGCACCACCACCGCCTTGACCCGATGCGCCCGCTAGGATGTTTGAACCAATAATGCTCATCCTGCGTAACCTCCAGTCCATACAGCTTGTATTTCGCTCGCACCCTTGACAATGTAGTCAACACGGTCAACAGCATCGCCAGCCGTGCTCAGGGTAGGCGCAGTACCACCAGCCCACTTCCACGCTGTATTCCATCCAAGAGTATTGCCGCCACCTGAATCTTGCACGATAAAGATTGAACCGCTTTGACCAGCCACCGCATTAGTTGGTGCGCCTACGTCTGTCGCCGTGCCCGTAAGCGTAACCGTGAAGTTGTTACTCAATGCCAAGTCAACCGCAATGGTGGCGGTCTCGGATAGCGTGGCAACAGCACCGCGCTGTGCGGCTGTAAACGTCTGCACGGCATCGCTTACGATGACCTTGGCTAACTCCACCCCATCGATGTATGTGACCGCGTTAGTTGTTTGGTCAAACGTGGCAAGGTTAATCCATGCGTCATCAGCCTCGTTGCGAACCTTTAGGATGTTGTTCGCGGTGTCCATCCATAGCTGGTTAGCAAATATGGTGCTTGGCTCGGTATCAGCAGCCGATGTACTAGCAAGGGCAGCGAGTGCGTTGTTTAGGTCTGCGCGAAAGGCTGGGAAGCCTTGGTTCGCAATGTTCATATCGTGCTGTGACATACTTATAACTCCACTCCGTAGCCCTTGGCCACATAATCAAAACTCCGGCTAATTGCCGTATCAGATGAATTTTTAAAGGTTATTGTAAACCCCGTGCGAGACTTTGAGGCGATTTCGTAGTAGTCGCCCGTCTGCATATCCTGCGCCCCGATACCGATTGCCGGTGTCGCCCGAAACCCACGCGTGAACGTAATTACCTTAGCGCCAGCCCCGGATACTATATCGTCGCCTGATTCGGTTCGGTCTGCCATGTCAACCGTCACACTCAATTGCGTAACCTTTGGTGTGGCTTGGTCATCGGTTGTTGTTAGCTTGGCGCGAAACTCGATTGCGCGAGCCTTGAGGTCAGTAACTGAGAACGATTGCCACGCTGACCATGTAGGTGTACCAGCGGGGTCATCCTCGGTTATGCGAGCCTCAATTTGCACATCGGTATCGTCAAAGGCGTTTACGTCGCCATCAAAGTCACCGTCTCGGCTATCAAAGTTGCCAGCGGCGGCGTCAAACAAGGAAACGTAATCCACGCGGATGCTTGAGATATTCGCTGTGCATCGAGCAATATATACAGCCCCAAGGTCAAGCGTATTCTCAAAGTAGTAAAACCCGCTTGCATCGACGTTACCTGAGCCGCCATCGAATAAGCCCTGAGCGTCGTCAAAGTTGCCTGTAAGCGCGTCAAACAACAGGCTGGTGTTTAGCACCAAAGCGTCATCATCATCCAGTTCTACCGTATCGTCAAACGTGCCGTTAAAGTCAGGCGCTTCGTTGATGGTTGTCACCAAATTTAACGCCTCGACCGCGCTGATGTTGCTATCGAGCACGATGGTCGTTGGGTTCAGCGAGGCCAACCCCAGTTTGTCTACGGCTTTTACAAAGTAAGTTCCGCTGCGGGCGGCAACAAACACCGACGTAGCGGGACGGGAAACCTTGGGCACAAGTGAGACCGAGTTCTCGTAACTTCCACCGCTATCCGCACCAGCGTAACGCACACGGTAGTAAGACAGGTCAAGGTCGGGTACAGCGTCCCATGTCAGCAGGTACTGATTGCCGATAAGGTTGCCAGTTAGGTTTGCAACGTCGGATGGCGGCGCTGTCTTGCCTACCACTTGATGGTCAACCGTATTCCAAGCCGAACGCACTCCAAGCGTGTTTAGCGTGCGTGCCCGTACCGAATAAGTGCGACCATCTTGCACGTTGGTTTGCTCAAAGAACCCGCCACCAGCTTGCCCCATGTTTATCCAGTCGGTTGTTCCTTCCAGCTTGGATTGCACCTCGAAATTGGTAACGAAACTATTGGTGGTGGATACCGTGGCGAATAAAACCGAGGTAACGTCTTCGTTGTAGGCACGCAAATCGTCAGTAACAACTAGCACCGGCGCAACTATATCAAACGGGTCAGGCAAGTTAGATTGCGCGCTAACTGGTTGCACCTTGTCTTTAACCCAAGGGTAGACGGCGGCAATGTGCTCAATCAAAGCCACCGATACTGTGCCGTCGTAATTTAGCGCAAGCCCCGAAACCCTAAACTCTTTAGCGCTCCATCCGGGCGTCGGATGCGTAACCGTGACAATATCACCCACCACGCAATTAAGCGCCTCAGACGTAGCCGTAATATCCAAGCGAATACCAGCCAAGCGTGAGGCCAGCACAACCGTCTTGGCAATGTTTCGGGCTTGGTAGTAGTTTGTAACCGTGGTCAGGTTGACTTCGGTTGTCAACTCAATGTTGGAATCTTCGGTTAGGTATTGAGTTGCGTCAGCACTTGTCGCATCAGGCCATATAACCGAGTCAGGTTGCCAGTTCGCATCAGGGTTGATGAACTTGGCAGTCACTTTATTAAACTTCGATGACTTGCCCGAACCAGCCATTGAAAAGCCGCCAACCATGTTGTCTGTTGTGAAAGCAAAGGTAGATGCCTTATCCTTCTCTACGAACAAACGGTATTGACCATTCTGAAACGGCATGATGCCTTGCATACCCGACAAAATCACTTTGACGTTGTTGAATAGCGTCTTGTCAGTCAGGATGACCGCATTGCAAGAAAACGCCTTAACGCTTGCGCCACCGTCGTATGAGTCAACGTCTACGTCGCAGTCATTTGCCGCAGCGCTAAATGTAACGTCATCAATAACCGATGCTGGCAAGCCCTTGCCGTAGCGTGTATTGGTCAAGTAGTCGCGCAAGCATAGCGCAGGGTTGCTTGAGTAAGCCGTCGTGCTTGTGCGCGGGTCATATACCTTACGGCCTTGTACGTCAGCGGTAATTGTTGGGATGCCACTAAACACGTCGGCGTTATAGGTTAGGCGCACGCCAAGGTACGCAACACCACTTAGCTTGTCTGTGCTACCCCAGCTTGGCGCAGCGGTTAATGTAGTGCTTGCGGCTTGGTCGTTTGTGCCTAGCTTTTTATCCACCACTACATAGTTGAAATGGCGGCTACCGGACACCAGCAGAACGTCATCGATGTAGATGTCGCCGATTGCTTGCACCTCGCCCTCACCCAAAACCAAGCAAATATACAAATAAGTATTGCTACCGCCACTCGTTTCAACAAACACGATAGTGCCACCGACGCGGCGTGTGCCGTAAATGACGGGTATTTGCTCAATGTTTGATTGTTTGTTTACTAACGCACCGCGAGCCTCGGCGTTTGTATCAGGTATGTCCGGCGCACCCGGTATATCAATGACCCACGATATAACTTCACCGATAACCGATGTGGCAACGTTAACAACGGCCTTGGCAATCTTCTTAACCGCCCGGAATGGGTTTAAACTTTTTAAACTAAATCCCACTATGCCACCTCTTTAGTAGTTGGCATGACTATGCCTTGCCCCATTTTATATCCTTGATACTGTTGGCGGCATATTGGAACCCCGTATCAGTCGGGAAAAAGTATTGCTGTGAGTTGGTGTTGGTTAACCGCCCAGCCTTGCGGCTAAAGTCAGCCCAATGCGATGCACAAGACAAGTTAATTATTGATGAGTCTTCGTTATCCTGTAAACCGTACCCCGTGACTTGCCCGTCAAAAGTAATAATCGCGTCGCCAATAATAGCGCCCGCATCATCTAGCACGGCTTTCCAAATACGCACTCGACGGTTGATATACGTCTGGTTTAGGAAAATCGATATATACGCTTGGTCAACGCCAGACAACGTGATGCCCACCGTTCCAACGCGCAAATCTTGCGTTTCTTGCGGTTGCCCGATTTGTAGCAAATGCCCAACAGGTTCAAAGTCATCACCGCCAAATTCAACCGCGTGGAAATTGTCCGTTACTTTGATGACCGTAGGGAAGTCAATCTGCACCAAGTGGCAAAGCCGTATGGCGTCGGACTGCAAGGCCGTAATCGTTGCCGCATTTATGGAGCGCGTCATTACAGCACCTCCTCCATGTCTACCTCGTATGTGTAGTATTCAAACCGGCTAAGGCCGTACTGCTGAACGTCGTTACGCAAGCGCATCGTGAACGCAACGTCGTTGT